CTGTAATGTAAAAAGTTCAATAATTGCAGAAGGATTTATTTTTTGAACTTCACTAAATACAGGATCAGTGCTCATGGTTCAAATACCTCTCTAAATGTTACCTGTATTGTTGCTCTGTTTAAATACGGAATTGATTTGCTCCATGTCTCGCAGACAAACTTTGAAGAACTAGCTTCTCCTGGAGGAGTGAAATCAAAACTTGCACTATCATTTGCTCTTGCATCTAAAAATGTTTCTATCGTATCTGCATCTGTTTCTGATACCTCAAAAGTAAAGTTAAATATTTTTGGATTTTGATGTTGAGCCAATCCAAACAATATTCTGTGTTCATAACCATCAGCAAAACGAACAGTTCTAGTTAATGGTGCGGATCTTTTTTGTTGTCCATATTTAGGAGTGATTGAAGGAAAGGTAGCCATTATGCAAGTAAACCTCCAGGCCGTTTTTGTTGTACTAATTCAGATTGTACCGCTACAGATATAAGTCGACCAAGTTCTCTACCTCTTTGCTCATCACCTTCAACAGCCGAACCAGAAGCATCTACATTTACAACTACATTTGTAGATCCTCCAAGCTCATGGTTAGGGATTATGGTTCCTGCCTTATCAGGTACGAATAATTCTGGCCCTCTTTCTCCCACAATAGAAGGTCTGCCAACAGGAGGTCTACCGCCATTGGCAAATCCAGGTATGCCTATGGCTCCTAAAAAAGAATTAACACCAAATTGTATTAGTGATCTTTGTATCTGAGCAAACACACTGCTGGCTACTTCGCCTAAAGTTTTAGTTCCTTGTATTGCACCTTCAATAGCATCTACTAATCCAGTTTCTACTGTTGATGCAATGCTCGCATATAATGAATCTACTTTTGCTTGTGCTTCTCTTAATTTAACAGCTTGTATAATTCTGTCCTTATCACTTTTAAGTAATTTTTCATTTAGTTCTAATTGATCTTCTAAACTTTGTTTTCTTATTTCTAAAAACATTATTTTATCAGTATATGTTTCTGAAGATGCTTTTTCCGCTTCGAGAATTTTACTAACTGATTCTAATTCGTTTTTAAGCCCTGTTTCTACATTTTTAGCTGACAACTCAAATAATGATACTTGTTTAGCTAATGCAGGATTCAAACCAGTTCGTCTAAGTTCTAATATTCTTTGCTCCATTTCAAATTGTGCAAAAGTAGTTGCTTTTAATTGCTCATGTTCTACTCCTATTTCTTTATCTATTCTCATACCAGTTTGTTTTTCTGCTCTTATTTTTATTGCCATTTCTAGCCTTTTCTGTTCATTTTTTAAAAGCTTACTTTCCGTTCTACCTTCTGGAGTCATCATAAGACTTCCTCCACCAAAAACCTCATTTCTATCTACACTTTCATCTAGAGCTATTTGTGCATTTAAGTTTTTCTGTAGTGCAGCAATTAATGGGTCATCACTTCCTATTAATGACTTTGCTTTACTTAAATCTCCTCCTGCAAAACTAAATACTTTATTTAAAATATCGGCTAATCCTGCTTGTATTTTTAAAAATGTAGTAGCCATTCCTCCTGTTATTATCTTCATATTTTCAGCAAATTCTCTTAATGCTCTTACTCCATCATCACCAACAACTTTGGCTGTTTCTTTTGTTATTTCGGCTAACGCAGCTTGTTTTCCTTCTAATTGTTCTATCAGCTTTATTTCTGCTGCTCTGGAACTATTTATAATTTTTAATTTTTCAATACTTTGATCTATATTTGCATTAGCAGGACTAAGAGCATTACCTAAATCAACCATGCCATCTTTAAGATTGGTAAGCATAGTAAGTCCTGCTGTAGCAATAAGACCCCCTGCAAATCCTCCCATTTGACCGCCAACTGCTCCACCTATAGCTCCACCAGCAAAACCAGCAGCACCGCCTAATAATCCTTGTCCAAATAAAAGAGGAAATGCACCACTGATTAATGCTCCAGATAAAACTCCTCCTCCTTTTCCTCCTCCTCTAGATCCACCTCTACTCATTGTTCCACTACCACTTAATTGATTGTTTCTAAAATTAGCTGATTGTTTTTGTACTTTTAATTGTTGCTGATCTACTTTTAATTGTTGTTGTTTTACACGCAGAGTTTTTTCTTCCTGACGAGTTCTTTTTGTGGCCTCTAGTAATCTTTCTTTTTCTTGCCTATTTACTGTTCTATTTGCTCTACCACCTTGAGCTAACTTATTTAACTTTGATATACGCTTCTCAAGATTATTTAGCTGTTTATTAACAGTCCTGGTATTCAGTTTTATATTAACTTCGTAATTAGATGCCACTAATCTCGATAAAACATTACATTTAGTTTAGCGTACCTTACGATATTGAGCCTTCTTTTTTGCATCTTCATACGCTTTCTCTTCTCGCTCACCTTTTAATCTAAAATACGCACTCCAGCCATACATTTCCTCTAATGTCATATTTTTCTTTAAATAATCCAATGTCATACCTAAATTCTCTGCAATGAAAAATTGAAGGTATAAATAATTATCTTTATCAAGTTGTGCTTTTTACGGCATCAGGGCCAACCTCCTCGCCCAATTCTTGCATTTTAGTCATAAGTTCTAATAAAACAGCTAGTGGTATTTCTCTTCTAAGACTAGGTTTATCTCCTTCAGCAAATAGCTTTTGTCCACTTTCATCTTCTGCTTTGTTTATTATTACCTGTAATGCAAAGTCTAAACTACCTTCTTCCTGTCCTTTATTAGTAGCTATTAAAGTAGCATTTATGGTATCTCTATCAGCAATAGTTAAGGGTGTCCAATAAACAGTCAATACTACCTCTCCATTTTTATAAATAGAGTAACTACTTTTAGTGTTTAAACTAAACGCTTGCTTTAGTTTGTCGATTGCTCTTTCTGTTGCCATGCAAAATAAATTAGTACATTCATTTACTATACTACTACTTTATTACTTAAAGCCAACCTTTTTAAACGCTAATGCTATATCTTTGTTGATAAGACCACCTTTTGTATAAATATTGTACCAATTTGGTCCTCCTGTAGCAGTTAAAGCAAAATCTTCTCCATGTTTTGCGTAAGTAACAGGCTCTCCTCTTAAATTAGGTCTTGTTTGACCTGGTGCGTTAATAGCAAAGCCAGCATACTTAGCTCTGTTACCAATAAATAAATCTTGATTTAATGTCACATTCGGAACTCTAGGATTTTTTATCTGCCTAGCTGTTGGATCGGGTATCAAATAATGTGGAAAGTCTGGTTTTCTTTTTTTAGTTGCCTGCACAGGACTTTTTGATACGATCCAGTTTTCTCCAAATGTTCCTGTCCACCACGGACCTTTTTCAATTAAAGAACGAGCTACTGTTTTTGCAACCTCTTTTCTTCCCTTAGTAATCGCCTTTCCTAAGTCTTTAGTAAAATGTTTTTTAAAATCTTTAGGCATTAGCAGTAAAATCGCAACTTACAACAGATAAGTAATGACTATCTTCTTCAACATTAACCGAAGTTGGACCTTCTATTTGTAATACTCTTGGTGTAACAGAAAAAGTATCTACATAAGTTGAAGCGTTAACAGAAGTAAGACCTGTAATAACTGTTTCGGCTATTGCAGAAGCCACCGCACTTCCCTTATGGGGTGGTGTCATAATTCCACATCTTATAGAACCCGAATAAAAACTTGATGCTGCTCCCTGTGTCTGGGTGGTGGATTGATTAAAGTCTAAACTCACCATCACATATTTTTTATTCTTACCTGGAGAGCTAAAAGGTGTATTATCAAAAATTACAGATACAGTAGGATCTGCGTCTGTTACCGCATTTAGGATTGCGGTTTCAAATGCTGCTCGTGCGTTTACTAAAGTCATTAGAAAATAACATCAACTCTAAATAAGTATTCTTGACCGCCTTTTTGAGTAAGAATATTAGTTATTTTACAACTTCTGCTTGATCCAGAAAATGTCAAAGTAATCTCATCTTGTAGTAAAGGTTGGCTATCTCCAATCAAGTCAGGTGTTATGTACATTCTTGCTACATTTTCTTGAAAACCTGTTTCTTCACTAGACCTTATAAACTCGATAGGAACTTTTATTGTGTAATTTGTATCTACTGTATGGTATTCTCCTGTCTCATTGTTGTAACTTGAGACTCCTTTTCTTGTATAAACAATAGTTGTATCTAAAGAATCGCCAAGTTGGGCAACGACCTGTTTTGCTATATTTTTTAATGCTGTATCTAGTTGTCCTGCCATCAGCCTCTAACTACCCTCATCTGAAAAGTTCCTGCTCCACCTAGCATATATGCTCCAAGATAACTTTGTAACCACGGGTAAACATCTAAAATATTATTTATTGATCCTGTTCCCTGGCTATCAGTATTGTATTTAACTTCAATATCTCCTAGCTTTACTTCAGAAAAGTTGCCATCTTTACCAGTTGTTCCAGT